TACTTGGATAAAATTTAGTAAATTAAACAAAGGTGGATTAGTTTTAGTCACTACACCTATTCCTGATACTCTTAATTCTTTTATTAGTAATTTAAATACAATTAATATTTGTCATACGCAGTTTCAAAAGTATAGTTATATAACAAAAAAAGAGTGGGATAATTTATCAATAAAAGATTTATGTAAAAAAAAGAAAGATGAGGTTATATTTTTATTAATTACTGCACAAGATTTATTTTATGATGATAAAACAGGTTCTAAGATAAGAGACAAGTATAAAAAATTAAATGGATGTGTCGATTTATGGTTAAGGGATGAAGGGCATAAGTTTTATCGTGGAGATAGAACTTCTACATTATTAGATTGTATCAAATCAAACGCTACACTTGATTTAAGTGCCACACCATATAATTTTCTTGATACTTATGATGATGAAACTATTGTTAATTATGATTTATTATGGGGATTAAATAATCGACAGGAAACTAAACTTCCAGAGATAACTTTGGAATCATTTGAGACACCCTTTGCAGGTCTAAATGATAGAATTAAGTCAGCATTTGATGAAGTAGAGGGTTATGACCCTCGTAAATGGTTTATAAGAGAAGATGGAATATATGTTTATGCAGAAGATATTGTAGAAACTTATTATCAAAAATATGTTGAAGTATTGCCGAAGAAAAAAAATAACTTAGCAGTAAATCTCCCAAATACTTCTAAGAGAGTATCTATAGATGTTTTACCCGCAGGGGAGGATGAGGATAGTGCATCCGACAAATATCCCGAACTTGCAAAATTACTAAATCAACGTATAAAAACAAGATATTTTGTTGATGCTTGGACTCTTGGAGATTTGGCAAAAGATAAGAGTATAAAACAAGTAATAGATGAACTACTAGAGAAATATCAAGGTATTAATATACTAACGTGTCGTAAATTTACTACAGGTACAGATATACCACAAGTAGGACACATCAATTTATTTGATAAAATATCAAGTCCTACTGAATTGATGCAATTATTAGGTCGTGCAATTCGTTTAGTTGATGGTAAAGATAAAGTTATTTTGTATAATCATTGTCCTGATAGTAAGTTAACATTAACTTTAGGTAAAGCAGTTAGAAAAAGTGCTAATTTAAGTGGTAAATCTCAAACAGAATACTTGGATTGTATTCCTTTTATCAAATATCCACTTAATAGCAAAAAACCAGTATATGTAAGTCCACAAGAAATTATATCAGAGTTAAATGAATATTTTAAAAGTAAAAGTAATCCTAGACCAAGAAGAGATATTATTATAAATGCTCTTTTTGATTCAATATGTGATTGGAATTTAATTGAATTGTCTGAAAAATATAAAACATCTTCAATCACTACAAAGGTAGGTAAATTAAATGATAAAAATAATTCTAAAGTTAAAACAACCACTAGCACAGGAACTAACAAATTTAAAGTTGATAAAAAGATGGAACAGGTATCCATTTTATTCTCTGAAATCTTTACTGAATCTACTTGGGTTGCATATACAAGTAAAGATTATGATGTTATGAAAGTTTTAGAGAGTAAGGAAATGAAACAAATGTTTGACGAAAATGATTTGAAAATTGTTAGAGATATTGTAAATCCTATGCGTGGACAGAATAGTATATATAAATTCTTTGATAATTTTTTAAAAGATAAACAAGAAACTTATAGTACACTTTCATTTGAAGAGGTACATGATGATATTTTTGTAAATACCTTAAGAAAAAGAACACTTGGACTTGTATATTTTCCATTAAAATTAGCAAGAGAACTTATAATTGACAGTAATATAGATAAGGTATATAATGAAGGTAAGAGAAATTTTATAGTCATTAATGCACTAAGTGGCTCTGTTCCTTACTTACTTCATAAAAATTATCCAGACTTAAATATATTTTGTGGGGAATATTACCCATATTTTAAAAATCATCTCAAAAAATTAATACCTAGTAGTATTGTTTTAGATATTAAAATTAAAAATGAAAAATTAATCACTATTGGAAATGAAATGAAATTTGATGTTATTATTGCAAACCCCCCATATCAATCAAATGATGGAAATGGAGAATTAAAAGGTTCTGGTACTGGTGCTTTATGGTGGAAAATATGTGACCTTAGTAGAGGATTGTTAAAAGAAAATGGATGGATGTCTTTTGTTACACCTACTAATATTTTAAATGGGGGAGATCAATTTACTTCCGTAATTCTTGGTAAAAAACGTAAACTTAATTTAAAAAAAGTTTACACAGACGTAAATCAATTCTTTCCAAAGGTTGGCACTCAAATATGTCGTTGGGTTGCACAGAATAATATTACAGAGGGAAATGAATCAATTGTAAATGATGTAATAACAATTAATACAGATAAAACACTAAAAATTTATAATGATAGTAAAGTGCAAGATATTATTCAAACTTTAATTGATTATGATAGTAAAAAGTTTGATATTAGTGTTAGAGATACTGCTGACCCTCGTGCTGTTTCTAGAATGGTTCAGAAAGAAATGGGTATGAGTAAAGTAGATGCAGACAAATATGTTAGAGATTATAGTGATATTGAAAGTGATGAATATCCTTATGCTATTAATTCAAATGGTAATATAAAGTATGGAAAAGTAAAGTGGATTACCTATGGTAAATGGAAAATGATGATACCACACATGGGTACACCTTTTAACTACGAGATTATTGTTTCAGATACAATGGTTTGTGACCAGAGTTGTGATGTTCAATATTTTGATACAGAAGATGATGCAATTAAATCTAAAAATATTTTAGATAACCCATTATATCGTTGGGTTATAGAACAAACTAGAGTGGGTGGAAGAATGTCAACTGCAATTCTTTCAAGATTCCCAAATACTCCTATTACAAAGGTTTTAAATTCAAGTCAAATTAATTATATTCAATCACAATTATGAAGAATAAACATAATGAATTAATTGGTTCTGATATAAAACGAAGTGATGACAGAATAGATTTGAACGGAGAAGTTTTTACTCCCATAAAACTGTGTGTTAAAATGGTTGAGGAAATACCCCTTACTACTAGAACTAATCCTGATTCAACTTTTTTAGACCCATCCGCAGGTAATGGTAATTTCTTAGTTGCATTGAAAGACGAATTAATTAAATATCATTCTCTTAATCATGTATTAGATAATATGTTATACGCAGTTGAATTAATGGAAGATAATCATAGAGAAATGTGTGATAGATTGGGAGTTTCTACTACACACCCACATTATGTTTGTCACGATGCACTTACTTATGATTATAGTTTTGGAGAACCAGTTGGAGTGGAGGCTTTCTTTGCCAGTTAGATATCTGTCACAACCCCCTGCACAGGGGGTATTTTTATGCTATGATAGGTACATCTAAAGAACACTAATGCAACTAAGACCACATCAAGAACAAGCAATTCAATCAATGTTAGACAATGACAAAGGACAAGTCATTGTTCCTACTGGTGGTGGTAAGACCATCTGTATGATTATGGATGCTGTAAAGCAGTTGGAAGATTATGGTACAGTTGTAGTCGTTGCACCACGCATACTACTTGCAGAGCAACTATGCAAAGAGTTTATGGAAATCGTTGATAAGAAATACAATGATGTAGATGTGATGCACGTTCATAGTGGTAAAATCAAAGGTATGTTCAGCACCACTAATCCACTTGAGATACAGGGATTTGTTGAGCAGAACTTAGTAAATTTCTTCAGTAGAACTATTATATTTACAACTTATCATTCACTTCACAGGATTGAAGAAAGTGGTATTATGGTTGATACTATCTACTTTGATGAAGCACACAACTCAGTACAGAAAAACTTTTTCCCTGCTACCGATTACTTCTCACAGTATGCAGGTAGATGCTATTTCTTTACAGCAACACCAAAGCATAGTCGTTCTCCTGTCAAGGCAGGTATGAACTGGACAGAGGTGTATGGTGGTGTGATATGTCAAGTTCCTGCACCAAAGTTAGTCAAGCAAGGTTATATATTACCACCTAAAGTCAAGGTGTATCGTTCAAGAATACTTAAGAAAGATGAGTTAGTTGCAGACAGAGACAATGAGCAAATGATTGGTGCGATTGACAATCTTGATAAGGACAAAGTATTGATATGTGCCAAGTCAACCAGACAGATTGTTGCACTTGTTTCTCAGACAGATTTTGTACAGCAACTTGCGATTCGTGGTTACTCTTATATGTTTATCACAGCAAAGACAGGTGCGATGATTGATGGAGAGAAGGTCGATAGAGAGACTTTCTTTAACACTCTTAATGAGTGGGGTAGAAACGGAAAGAAGTTTGTTGTATTGCACCACAGCATACTCTCAGAGGGTATCAATGTCAATGGTCTTGAAGCAGTATTGTTTATGCGTTCAATGGACTACATAGGTATTAGTCAGACTATTGGTAGAGTTATTCGTAAGGGCGATGCTGACAAAGTATTCGGTCTTGTATGTGTACCAGTTTACTCTAATGTTGGTATTACTACCGCTAGAAAGGTTGAAGCAGTAGTCGATACTATCTTCAACAAAGGCGAAGCAGCTACAGTTACAGTAACAAGATGAACGACACGATTTTATTTGGAGATTGCAAGAAAACTTTGAGTGAATTTTTACCTCAAAGTGCTAGGACTTGTGTGACTTCTCCACCATATTATGGACTTAGGGATTATGGTACAGCAACGTGGGTAGGTGGCGATCCTAATTGTAATCACAGGAGAGACAGTAAAGTCAAACCTGAGAATTGTAATACAGGACATAAGAATCACGATGAAATGTCGGGAGTAGGGGATGCAATATATAAAACTGTTTGCCCTAAGTGTGGTGCGATTAGACAAGATAGTCAAATAGGACTTGAAGAAACACCAGAGGAATATATTGAAAATCTTGTAAACGTATTTAAGG